TTAAAAGTATTTCCAGCTTCATCTGTTACATCTACACTTTTGAATTCTTCTACTTGCGCTTGGGAACCTTCATAACCTATAGTTTTAAAAGATTTAACAGTTTCTGGAGATGAATTAAAAATAAATTCAATACTTGACGGATATAATTCACCATAAAAAGTACCACTTGGTACATCGGCGTAATGCTCATATATACAGTTTTGATAACCAGTATAATATTTACCAAAAACAGAACAACCCTTTTCAGGTGCAAATGATTTAAAACTAACCCAACCTTTAGTTGCTTCACTAAAGGAAACAGTTTCATCACCTAGCGTTAAGTTGTATTCACCGCTACGAATATCAAAACTACCCACTAATTTACCACTTCCCTTTAAAGTCGATTTAAAGTAAGTTTTCATACCAATATTAGAGATTGGTGTTAAACCATCTCTTGATAATCTTAATACAGCGCCTCTTTGTTTATCAGTAAAATACATTCTATATTGATCTGATGCTAATGACTCGGGATTTGTTGATATTCCATAATCACCAGCGAATGGTATAGCTGTACCCAATACTCTATCTGTAGCTGTTAATTGAGGGTTACCGTCAGCATTGTATAAAGCATCTTTATTTGCTAACACCTTTAACACCTTGTCCTCAGTAAAAACAACAACATCGTTGTCTCTTGTTTTTAATCTTTGAATAGAACCGTATGAAGGGTTTATATCTTTAGTAATTTTTTCTCCAGCAATAAATTGATTTAAATCATTAACAGAAGAACCAGAGTTATACAAACCAGAATATATCATACTATTTGTTTTGTTTTCCTCTTTATAACCAGAGAAGGTTGTAGAAACTTTAACACCATTATCTATTTTAGGAGCATTGAAATCATCTCTTATCCTATTTGATTCAACACCATTACCAAATGAATAGCAATTATGCCAACCTATCTCAACCGGATGTTTGTAGACATCGGAATCAATTTGGTAGTAACCACTAGATCCTTGTAAATAAACATAATACCATTTACCAGTTGTTCCACCAACAGCCATCCATTCAACACCAAGTGTTGTTGTCATATTTAAAGAGTCTCCATAATAATTCCATATAAAACATCCTAAAGGAACTGCTCTATAATCATCGATAGGAGCTAGATCGTCACCAGCTATACTACTACCAATTTGTACATTAGTTGGTAGTATTTGAAGACCACTATTTAAACCAGATGTAGCACCTGTTCCTGTCCAAGAAGAGCTAGCTGTATCATACTTTTGTATTTGAAAACTATTCCCATCAAAATTTTTCTTAATTCTTCTATAAAACTTAGTTTCTTCTACACCAGCTGATGTAACTTTATTAATAACTTTAGATCTGGTTCTCGTGTTATCACCAAGATTAAATACTAAATAGTCTCCAACACCAATACTATCCACTTGAGGATAATTTGGGTTATTTCCTACAGCGCTATTTATAAGTACAACTGTTGTTCCTGGACCCATCATATTATGATGAGCATACTCAACGTGAGTATCTTTAACGATTTCGCTCGAGAATGGACTAGCAGTATTAACACGTAAAAGATTTGGATCTTCACTTGCTAAAACAGATCCCGCTCCAAAACTACTTAAAAATAGATCTGGATACCAAGCATCTCTTCTTATAGACACTCTACCAGTTGTAGGTATAAAAGAATATAAATTAGATTTAGTAAGTTTTAATGGTAATGCGGGAGAAGCTTCATAATATAAATCTAATTCAACACTTTTTTTAGGTTCTGTTTCCCACACGGCTCTATTAGCCTCTGGAACAACTATTGAACCTGGAGCAACTAAAGGTGATACTATTTGAAGTTTAATTGTACCTATACCATCATGTCTTAATGCTCCTCTTGGATCAAATTTTGTTGGATCAATACCTTCATTTGTAAGTTGTCCATCTACTACTTTTCTAAATTCAAATCTTATAGAAGCTCTATTACAAACACTACCTCCTCCCAACATATTTGCAACACATGGTGCACAGTCTACAGATAATTGAGCTGTTTCACTCGGGTTAGTTGTACTTGACATATCTGTAAAATCACTTAAACTAATTTCATTAGTACCTGATATTACGCCAGTGGTAGTGTTAAAATGACTAAAGTTTGATATAATGTAACTTTCTCTTATTGGAATAGGAGTTCCATCTTCACTTTCTGTTACTATTTTATATACACTCTGAGTTGAATCATCTTTAAATCTAATAAGAGTGCCATTTGTAATTTGTGCTCTAAAATCATCAGTACTATACGCTCCATCAAAACTATTCCATCCCGAAAGTCCTACTTGTGCAAAACCTAAACCAGCTTGAGATAAAACCATTCTTCCAAGAGTTCCAGCGTCTGCACCACCTTGATCCAAAGCCTCTGGTTTAAAATAGTCAAGCGCTTCGTTGGCGTCACCTAAACCATCGTTCCATTGCCATCTTCTAGATCTAGCACCATCCATAAATATTCTACCGTAATCATCACTTGCATCACTTACTGCTTGAGAAGCAGTTTTCATATTATCAAATAAAGCATTCCAAAAACTATATGTATCGTCGGCGAGATTGATTACATTAACTTCCCCACCATCAGCAGCAGAAATAGTTGAACCTCCTGTACAACCCAAACCCATTAAGGCTGGATCTTTATCTGTACCAGTATAATCTCCAGGGTCACCCACAGAACTAGCTGTACCGAAACTAACGCCATTTAGATATGTTGCACTGTCACCATCATTAAAAGTATGATCAGCATATACACCTTGAGTTGCTGGATTTTTTATAGCAGATTCTATATATGCGATATCAAACTCTTTTATAGTACCATATTCTATATTCCCCATACTTAACCTCTCGACATTATCGGCTATAATATTATCATCATCTTTTTCTATTAATACGAAAAATCTACCATCAAATTCAGGTTTATTATCTACAACATCTTCTGCTATTTCAAAGTAATAATTAATATTTGGAGCTGCAGTTAAGGTAGATTCACCAAATTGTAAATTACTAGCGTTTATATATCCTTCTTGTTTAGCTATAGTATAGTAGTCTATCTCTGTCTTTGTTAAATTATCTTCCCATTTAAACGTACAAGTAGGGTTACTGCCAGTACCAGTTTTATAGTTGTTAATTGTTCTCCACTCCATATTAGTATACGTCTTAACTACAGCTGAGCTGGCAAGTTCTGTTTCTTTAAGATCCGCTACTATTCTAAACTTCAAAGTCCCCTTTCTCTCATAATCTTTAAGAAGATTACCATATTGTCCACTTGTAAAATTCAACGACCTAGTATTTACACCAGATGTTGCATCATCACTAATTTCATAAAGATATTTAGGTGAATCTTCATTTAATTGGAAAGAGTTTGTATTTGGCATTAATTGACTTTTAGTCATTAGTAATCGACCTAAAGTTCTTCTTTCTGTTTTGATGTAATCTGGCGCTTCATTATCTATGGATATTATTTTATATCTATTTGGTAGTCTAACAGCATCATCATTACCATGAGTTTTCTTTAATATTAAATATGTTTCCTCATCTATCTTATTTCTATCAGCTGAAGGAAATGATAACCATATGTTCTCCTTCTCTTCAGCATAATACCATTTATCCATTACTAAGTTGTAATACTCATTAGAAGTTTCTTTAACATAGTATTTTACGTATTCCATCCAATCCGGTGGTTCATAACTAGTACCACTATCTGTTGTCCAATTTTGTTTTAATACAAATGAATTAGAATAATATGATAAATCAGCACTAACATATGAAGATGAAGTAATGGGTGTATCTTCATCAGGACCCTTAAGTAAATAAGAGGATGTTATAACTGGTGTTTCTCTACCGTACTTATCTCCAAATACTAATCCCCATTCATAATTTCTTAGTGACTTAATAGATTTTTTAGGACTATTTTTTGAAACAATTTTTTGACTATTTATAGTTGATACTACAGAAATAGGATAGTAAATATTATAACCTTGTGTATAGTTAGCAAATAAAAGTCTATTACCTATTATCTCTTGAGCTTTAGCATATCTAGGGACATTATCCCAAGATCTAATAATTTGATTTTCTGGTAAAACATGATTTATAGTATCAGCTGTTATAATTAGTTTACCAGTTTCACCATCTATTTCAGATAAACTATCTGTTACAAAATTATCCCATTCTGGATCTACACCTCTCCTTATTTCTTTAACAACATATACTAAATTTGAGTCAGTTCTTTTAACTAAAATTTCTATACAAGATACATCTAGTGGTCTTTGTGTAAATGGTACTACAAAATCTCTTATAGTTAACTCAACTACTTTATTAACCATACCTAGATTATAACCGTGTTTGGCATCATATTTATAGCCACCAGGACTAAACATAATATTAGTAAATGGTGAAAAAGTAGAATATTCTCCATCATCATACTTGTATCTATAACCAAACCTTTGAAAGCTTAATTCAAATAAAGGTTTCTCTTCATTTGTTGCTATAACATCTACTTCCCAACTACCATCGCTTTCTGTAACCGCTTCTTCAATTTCTAATACTAATACTTTTATTCTTACAGTACTTGAAAGTGTTTCTTCCATTTGTGCATCTAAGTAACTTAAAAATCTAACTTTCACTACCTTATCAGAATCTGTAGTTGAAGTAAATCTAAGTATTTCATTAGCTCTATACTTAGTGAAAAAATAAGCAAGATGAACTAGTTGATGCGTGTCGCCTTCACTAACCATATAATCTATACCACCAGAAATCGCTGAAAATGTATTTTTAAAATACTGAGTATCAGTAGTAACGGTTATAGAAGGAGATGCCTCGTATGTTGTGCTAGCTTGTATAGTTGGAGGAGTTGTTGGAGGTTTTTTTATAACTGTTATATGCTCTTCTTTTATTTGATCATCTACATTAGTAGATTCAATATCTGATATAGGTATTATAAGATCATCTCCAGTTGTGCTTAATGGTGTTGGATTATAAACAGTCAACTTTGTATGAGTGGTCATATCTGTTGAACCTTCTTTACATTTCTCTATATTTATCTTCTTTGGCTCTGAAACACCATCTGTCCAAAGTAGATAGTCATCTATAATATTTATACCAGTTATATCATGTATACCATTGCTATATGAAGAGAAGTTTAAAACTCTAGGTGCTAGAAATCTAAATGCAGTAGCATTTGTTAATACAGTTTCTTGAGAAGTTGTAAAAGTAAGAACATTACCTGATACTGATTTTATTTCTAAATTTACATTTGGAGGGTTTGTAGAACCATAAACAGTAACTGACATACCAGCTCTATAATCTGAACCAGTTGTAACAGTTAGGGTGTTCCAAGAAGAACTTCCATTTGGAAGATTAGAGGCGTCTGTTACTTGAGCAGTGTTTCTAAATATAGCATGTTTATCTATAATAACTGGTTTTGTTTCGTTTGTTGTAGCATCCTGCTCTAATATAGCATCTATATAAACTTTATTATCAAATCCATTAGTAAGATTAGAATTACCATTTGTAAAAAAGAAATAAGCTTTATCTTTTCTTTCGTTAGCAATACTACCTATACACTTTGTTCCTGCATCGCCATCTAGCCCATAACCACTACTACCACCTCCTTCAAATGTACCAACCTTATCGTTACCTTGTATATTTTGAACGGTACCAATATTACCCTCACCCTCTCCGCTATCAACAGATGTTTTTACTTCAATATTTAAAGCGTGTCTATACTCACCATTAGGAACAAGTCTTTCATCAAGATCCTTATTCATTCTACCACCTGTAAAAGTATTTTTAATTTCTGGCATAATGTTACTTTATTTGTTTACCCATACCTTTAAGAACTTGAGTAAATTCTTCCATTTTTATATTAGATAATCTAATTTTTGCTTTTCTAGTTTCTGCAAATCTTTCTCTTTTGTATCTTTGAACTATATACTCTGGTATATTAGATCTAGTAGATACGATAGCATATGTTATATACTTATAGCAAGCTTCTTCACAAAATTTATGTACAACCATTTCATCATCAGTTCCTAATCCATCACTTATGTATTTTATTACTACAACGTCGCCTGATAAACTAGAACCAAAATGTATATTACCTCTCAAATAGTCTATAAAAAAAGTACCATTCATCTGAGCATACTGAGGATCTAATCCATATCTTCTACCTCTATTTTCTATTTCTATATCAGTAGAATCATCAGCGTAAACATTAGTTTCTGTTTGATCTTTATAATTAGCTAATGTAGTACTAGGTGTTTTTTCTTCTAAATTATCAAGCACAGCGTCCATGTCACTATCAACGTATTGATAATTACCCTCAGTATCTTGTTTTATTGAAAACGGATTAGAAGTTTTACCAGTTGGATATAATACCCTTTCTATACCATCATCACCAACCCTAACCAATTTAACATAGTTAACATAGTCATGTGGTAACGGTACAGCTAGACTAGGTGGAATTTCTATCTCTTGAGATTTTATCGAACGAAAGACATCGTAAGATAATTCTTGCATAGCTCTCATCGCGTGAAACCTAACGTCTGTCATACTAGCTTTAGATATTATTTTTCCTTCTCCAACATAAGCTACCATAAAAGCTTTTATTATATTATCTAAAGATATAAATTGGTAATTACCGTAATCTAAAGAGTTGTTATAGTAAGAATTTTGAGTTGTTGATCCTAGTAATCCCATTGTTAACTATTTTTTTGTTGATTTAATATCTGTTTGTCTAGCATAGCAGCCTGTTGTATTTCAGGATCTTCTATGATAACACCAGATAATTGTATTATTCTATTTACAAGATTTTCTTCTTCAGATCCATGTAGCTCAAAATCAGAGGACGTTCTGTAATTGTATAATGGTTTTGATTTTACAATTACATATCCCCAATTAGGAGCTTTTGGTCTGACAATATAATTACAAAAGACATTGTTTATTATTGTTTGCGGATATACTTGTATTCTTCTTTCTCTACCTATATTATCATCTTTAACGATAGGATATTTTGTATATATAGGTCTCGTAGTGGAGGGTTTTAATATATGAGAAGATAAAATATATGCTAATTTATTTTGATGTATTTTATCTATTTTATAGTATTTATCATCACTTGAAGATGGTTTGTAAAAAAGTTCTCCTAGTTTATAATTTTCAGGAACCATACCTATACCACTACCATTAGACATATCTACAGGTTCAAAATGTTTTTCAAAGTAATCTATTTTTTCTTGAACCATATTTGATTTATCTGAGTATATAGTATCATTAGAAGGCATTCTTCTAGCTTTATCTTCATCATAAAAATATTCTTCAAATATTTCCATTTGAGCTTTATCTGCTAATAAATTAAACTCTTGAGGAGTTATATATCCTCTTTGTTCTTTATTTATTATAGCTAATACCTTTTGATATACTGTATCTACACTAACCATTACTTATATATTTTATATGGAAACTGATTATTAAGCCACTGTTTTCTTTTATCACACCCACAATCCTCATAACCCATGGATCTAGCTGCTATTTGTATAAGTGGTTTTATACCAGTTGCTGTTGTTATTTTTTCTATAGAATCTCCTAAACCTTTTGATTTCATAATAATCTATTTTACTATACTATAGTTACATAATAAAGTGAAAGGTTAGCATCTAAATAAAAATAGCCACTCCTTTCGGGTGGCTATCTCTATTAGTTAAAAGATTATTAATTTAATCTCTTTTCTATATTTGAATATATTTCCATACCTTCGTCAGTTTTAAACCAAGCGGCTAAAGCTGAATATGGATGCTCATCAAATGGAACTGTCATTAGTTTTCTATCATTAGATCCCCAACTAAATGTTCGTTGATCTGATGATAACTTTATAATACCCATTTCAGTTGCTTTAATACCAAAATTTCTAAGTACCACATTATCATCATTCACTAAATCTAAGAATAACTTAGGATTTTTCTTAGCGAATATTAATAAATCACGTTTAAGTTCCTTAGAAGTCATTTTTGTAACCTTAGAACCTATCTCTACACGCATAACTGCTTCAGCCATATCAACTTCTAAATTTCTAGCAGCTGTTAGAGCGTCGATTTCTAATTCTATAATTTCAACCTCATTAATAGCTTTTAAGACAGGTTTCTCTTCATAAAAAGTTACATCTCTTTGTGGATGATATATTGATAAAAGTTTCTGTAAAATAGTTTTTTCTTTTTCAACTACTAACATTCCATTTCTAAAAACAATATGCTCCATTCTTTGTTCTCCTTTCATTTCATCTACAAATACTGTTCTTTGATTTTGACAGTATTTAAGTTCTCTTTCGTAACCCTTTTCTTCATCGAAATAATAAATATCTGCAGATTTAATTGATCTAGATAAAGGTTTCTTATTACCTTTTAATCTATACATTCTATCTCTTATTTCCCATCCATCTTCTGCTTTTTTATAAACAGGATCTGTTCTTTTAGATTTTTTTGTTTCAACTACCACTTTGGGGGTTTCAACTATCGGTTCTTCTATAGTAACCGTTTCTTCCACTTGAGGTTGTTCCACCTCAACTTTTGTTTCTTTTTTCTTTGCCATAATATAATATAATATAAATTAATAAAAATATAAGGGCGATACTAGACCGCCCTTATAAATAAAGTATCTTACTTCATTAACATAAAGTTGTTAGCACCTTGAGTAACTAAACATCTTTCAGATAACATATGGATTTCCATAGCATCTAAAGCAGATGTAGTAGCACCAACAGAACCAGTAACCCAAGTTTTGAATTTTCTACTTTCTGTTTGAGAAGCTCTATATCTAACGTGTAAGAAAGGTCTTTTCATGTTCTTTCCTAAAGCTTGATCATAAACTGAAGATACACCAGCTGGAATAATAGCACCTCTGATAGCAGCTGAAGTACCACGAGTATTAATCGCGCCACGAGTAGCTTTATCATTTAGATATTTCCAGTCAGATTTATAAAAGTCATAAGAACCTCTTCTAAATCCTGAGAAACCTAAGTTTAATGCCATATCTTCATCGTTGTCAAATACTCCATAAGAAGTACCTCCAGCTCCGTAAGAATTCATTGAAGCAAGCATGTCATCTATTGCAAGAGCAGTAGCTCTATTTACAAACATCATGTTTTCTTCAATAGCACCTTGATTATCAAACTCAGCTAAGATAGCATCAAATTCAGCTAAATCAGTAGCAGCGTTAACACCTGTAATACCAGAAGTAACGTTACCTCTTTGCTCAATAGCATCGAATAAACCTTGAGTACCTACACCACCAGAACCTGCATCAGCAGAACCTCTAATTTCACCATCAGCAAAACCAATGATAGATGCAGCAGCTGATTTTTCAGCTTCTAACAATGTCATTTCCATGTAGTCAGTAAATCTAGCTCTAGTTTCACCTTCAGCTTTTAGATACCATAAGTAACCACCAGTTCCATCTTCAGCAGAAACTTCAACCCAACCTACCTGTGAAGCATCAGAACCAGATACAGCATAATAATCTTTCATTATTTGCATTTGGTTTCCAAATGATTTAAATGTAGGTGATAAAGAAGTTCTCTTATCTGCAGCAGCCGCACCAGTGATAGCACTGTAAGACTGTCCTTTAGCAAAGTGAGAACCTACTACTAATAAAGTTGCTGTACCATCAGATAAAGTTGATAAAGCAGCTGTAGCATAAGGTTCAACAGTAACAACAGCAGTAGCTGGAGTTTCTACAACCAAAGCTTTAACTATAACGCCAGCTTGAGCGATTAATACAACATCGTTCACTCTAATACCGTGAGATGCAACAGCGAAACCATTTTCACCATCAGCACTTCCATCGATATCATGAGTAACTGTAAATGTACCATTTGTATCACCATCAGCATCTACCGTACCAACGTAAGATAAATGTAAACGTGATTGTTCAGACCATACAACCTGATCGGATGCACTAGCCTCTTCTGCACCAACTTGAGCTAAGAATCCAGAAACAGTTCGATTACCGAAAACCGCTGCTTCTTTTTCCATCAAGTCAGGCAGGTATTGTTGTTCCCATCCGGTAGAACCGTCTGTGAAATCTATGTAGTTTGATGCCAACGCTTGTTGTTGCGCCGTAGGCACTTTATTCAAACTAGCACCTGCAGTAATTGCCATAATAATTAATTTTTAAATTGTTTTTAATTCTTTTTTCTAATTTTAAAGGATCTGTTTTTTATATCAGAAGAAGTATCACCCAAAACTCTTACTTTAATACCCCCAGCATTTGTTTCGCCGTGAGTTTGTCTAGGTTCTAAGTTGATATTTTTATCTTTAGCAACTCTTGCTTTTGTAGCATCAGCTTTTCCTTGTTCATAAAAATGATTAGCAATAGCATCTGCGTTCATAGCTGTGAATAAAGACTTATGATAACCTTTAGCATCTTCAATAGTTGATTTATCTTCACCAACAAATTTGTTGACAAAATTATTAATATCACTTTGGGTTGCTTTTACTTTATCAGCATCTTTAACGTTAAACCTAAATTTCTTATCTCCGACGTTATATTCAAAACCTTTGAATTTGTCATTAAATAAGTTTTCAGTTTTATTTAAAAACGTTCTTTTACTTGCTTCAGATAGTTTCTTCTGTTCTTCAGATTCCTTATTGTATCTATTAAAGAAATCAATAGCTTGTTGTTGTTCTTGAGTCAACCTTGACCCAGCTTTGATATCTTCATAGTATTTAGACTTTTGCCCGTCTAGATAGGCTTTAGCCTCGGCAACTTGCTCTTTGAGGGCTATTTTCTTCATACGTATAGTTTTTTCATCATCAACCTCTTCATCATATCCAAAAGTATCTTCTAATAGATAATGTCTTTCTTCTGCATTTAAATGTGGTTTTGATTCTCTATAGTATTCATCTAGTAAATCAGAGTCATCTAATTTTGAAATGTCTCTATTTAATTTTACGTAATCATTTATATCTCCACCCGTTTCCTCCATAAAGTTCATAAGCTTTTGGATATTTTCCGGGATTGGATTTCCAGTTTCTTCTGCTTCTGCTACAGCTTCCTCTATTTCTTCTTTTATTTCTTCTACTTGTTCTTCTGTAACTTCTTGGAGCGTGGGTTGTTCTTCGTTCTGCTCAGGTTCTTTAGTAGTATTTTCAGTTGTTTCTTCTACAACTTCTTCTACAACCTCTTTTTTGTTTTCTGGTTCCTCGATTACGTCCACCTCTTCTTTAGCTGGTTCTTTTTTAACCTCTTCGCTTTTTTGAACTGGTGGTTTACTTAAATCTACTTTAATAACACCATCATCTCCAGCGCTTGTAAATTTAGATTTAAATTGTCCTTTCTCATCTCGTGGTTGTTCCACTTTATTTTCTACAACCTCTTTAACAGGTTGTTCAGTGACTTCTTCAATCACATCTTTATTTTCTTCTGCCATAATAAAATTTTATAAAATATTAAAAACTAGGATTAAAACCGGTCAATACCAGCGTCCCCCGTAACTATATCATTACCTGATGATTCAAACTTATTAAGTGAATCACCCCTATTTCTTTGATCTATCATTTCTTTTTGATGACTAGCTTGTCTATCTACTCTAGCATCTTTTCTATCTTCTCTCTTAGTTTCATTACGTTCCGTAATCTCTCTCTCCATTCCTTTTAATTGAGAGTTTAGTTCAAATTCATATGCCATTAATTCTTTTTTAACAGCAGCTTCTTCTCTTAAATATTGAATTTTTAACTGTCCTTTTGTTTGCTCTAATTGAGCTTCAGCTTGAGTTTTTGCTTGATTCTTTTGCACTTCAGCTTGAGCCGCTGCTTGTTGTGCTTGTTGATTTGCTTGAGATTGAGCTTGAATATTTTGTTGTTGTATTTGTTGATCTCTTGCTATTTTTCTCCTTCTTTTAACTTTAAGTAACTCATTAGCTAGTTTTATATTTCTAACATTACGAAGATCAATAGCATCATCTAAATCAATTGATTGTTGTGATAATGCAACTTGTATATTATTTTCTAATATAGCTTTTTCTTCTTCATCTGGTAATAGTTCTATAAATATACCAAAATCATATAAATGTAAGTTTCTAAGTTCATCTAAAGTAGCTACATTATGTACTCCAATAGCATGTATAAATGCTTCTTTAGTTGGTGAGTACTCTATGATATCAGATATTCTTAATGATAAGCACTCAGCGACCTCTGCCGTTATATATAACATAGACTGTAATATGTGTCTAGTTGCTGTATTTGAATTAGCAGCTGCCATTTTCTGTACACCAACTAAAGCATTACGATCTGGAGTACTAGCATCTCTAGCTTCATTTAATCCCGTTACATCCCTTATCATCTGTAAATAATAATTATAAGTTGTAATTAAACTTTGCAATTTACCACTATTAACTCCATTGTTAATTTGTGTTATAGGTACTTTACCTGGATTAGGATCTCCTTCAGACGTAAAGCTTCTACCAATAACACTACCAGTTTGGAAGAACATGTTTAGCGCTTCTTGTGGATTGTAGTTTGTTCCATTACCCAAATCAATTTCAGCCAAACCATCGGCATCTAAATAAACTCCATCAGGAACCATACGAGCCATCACTTGTTGTAACTTTAAATGAGTTAATTGAATCATATCAGCGAAACCTGTTATTCTACCCACTAAAGACTCTATCCTACCTCTATACATTCTAGGTGCAACTAATTGATAGCTCATCTTTACTTTAGAGAAATCAGAATCAGATCTCATCATATTTTCCATCATCTGCCATCTTAAAAGTTTATCACACCCTATAATATAAACTCCTTCATATACAGTTTCAATAACTCGTTCTAATTTACTAAAATCACCATCCATATTTTCTACAGGTGGGTTAAACGTGTCATCTTTTTCAATAACTTTCTCAGCACCACTTTTAACTTTCTTTAATTTATAAACATCATTCATATGAGTTTTGTAATTAAAGTATAAAACTTGAATTTTATTTTTATCGTTATTAGCTTGATAATTAGCGTTATTGTAGACAGTTTGCCCAGAATTATCTGTTATTTCTTTTATTTCACTTTCTGTTAATTCAGGAAATTCTTTAACAAGTTCATTTATTGGGATATCTTTAACTTCACCTATATAATACACATCTTCAAAATATGGTGACTCCGTATGTGAATAAACTATACTAGCTGGATCAACATACTTAGCTTTAGCTCCATCAGCCCAATCGAAAGTTGTTTTAGTAGCAGCAATACCTAATGTAGTTAAATCGTATAAACATCTTCTTCTAACTAAATCATAATCACTATCTTCAAGCAAAACATTAATAGCTTGTTCTTCTGCTAACTCAACCGCTTGTTTGTAATTAAGTTGCATGTGAAGTGATAGCTCTTCTTCTGTATCTGGTAAAGTATCAGGATCATTTTCATATAAATCTATATCAAATCTTTGTTTAGCTATTTCATTAAAATTTTTAGCACGAATATCACGGAGCATAGACTCCATGTACTCAGTTCTTTTACTAACACCAAATTGATCTTGTGAAAAACAATTTATTTGAAAATTTCTTTGAGACATCCCATTTACTACTATATCGACAAATTTGGGAATAATTGGAACAGGCTTCCAATCTAAGTTGAGATATGATAAGTCACCGTTTATAGATAACTCATTTTTGTATTTTTCTATAGACTGCTCGCCTCTAGCATATAATCTTAGTTTATGAAAATTATTTACATTATCGTAAAACTTAGAACTAACACCCTCAAACCACTCTTGTCTAATAGCTTTTGCAACTTTCTCTCCATACTTATGAGATAGTTTTTCTAAATCACTAACTGCTTGTGATGGAAAATTTACAACAGATTCTGTCATGTTTTATTTCTTTATTATTGTTGATTGAAATCCTTTATTATCGTATTTAGATATATTAAGGTTTAATGGTGTTTTCTTTTTATCTGGATTAGGTTTGTATAAATGTCTGTTACAAGCCATTATGGCTAAACCAGTACTTATAGAGGCATCATGCTTTGTTCTTTTATTTATATCAAATTTAGCCCAATCATTAAGTGTATCATTGAAGTACATTGCACCATAAGTACCATCTTCTAATAATCCAACGTGATCGTTGATATATGTTTCAATAGCAGCAGCATGAGCTTGTTTTATATCTTCACTTGAGTTAGGTATTCCACCAACTTCTTTTTCTGCTACTGATAATTTATTCCAAATTTTATCTGGTCTATTCATACTAAAACCTCTATACCCTCTTCTTCTTAAGTAGTATAAAAGTCTAGGTTTATTATTCTCTGCTAATAATGGCATACCGTAAAATACTAGTGCCATTAATACGTCTTCAAAAAACATATCAGCAGTTTGAGGTCTAGCTATATATTCTAAAAAGAATGTATTAGCTGGAGCATCTTCCATAGAGAACTTTGTTAGTCCATGTAAAGCTCCTTTAGATCCTTTAGAATCTACTGTCCCAGATATATCATATGAGTCACAACCAAACGCTCCCATATGTTCATTACCTGGATATTTTACGCCATTTTTAATTATAACGTTATTTTGTAATTTATGCCCTGGTACCCAACTAATTTTAAATCTACCATTTGGATCTGGATTAAAAGTAACCTGAGTATCTTTAACTCCATTAATCCATTGAAAATTACCAGTTGTTAAAACAGATGAGTTTCTATTTCCTTCATTATAATCTATCTGTTCGTATATTTTTACTAGATTAAATAAACTATTTTTAGTTTCATCTCTAAAAGCGTGCTCCTCTGTTCTAGGGAACTGACGATAAAATTCATTTAAAGCGTCTTGATCATCTCTTAAACCTTGAGCTTCGTTTTCCCAGTTATCTATTACTCCTTGGTCTATTTCTACTCCATGTGGATCAAATGTTTGTTGCTCAGGATCACTGAACACAGGTCGTCCGAATTCATCAATGAATCCTTCGTAATTCCACTCCATAGGAATAAACAAAGAATATAATCCCGACTTAGTTTGTCCATTTCTGTTTCGCTTGGTAACATCTGAATCATAATATAGATTTTTAAAATTATCACCTCCTTTATCTAATGCATTCGATGTTGATCCCATCATACATTTACCAACCACTCTACTACCTAATCGTAAACAAGTTTTTGTAACTCTCCAGTTATTTTTTATATTATCAGGTTTTTCCCATTTACCACTTTCATCGTGAACTAATAAATTTAACTTTTCACCATCGTAACTATTGTCACCCGTGTTTTTCCAATCTATAGTTGTATCTAATCCCTGCATATCATCAACCTCTTCTCGTTCTCTCATTTTCTTTCGAGTAAACTTCTTAGCAGGAACTCTATATGCTAATTCAGATTTTGGACGATCCATACCATCTTGTATTGGTTTAAAGAAGAATGGATAATTAATACTAATTGGTACTACTTTATCTGTAAACATTTTTTTAGCATCACCACCAGTTTTAGATAATATACCAAATCTACTATCACTAGCAAGTGTTGCTAAATTAACAGTTTCAGCTGAACTCATAAAAGAGAAACCAGAACGTCTATTTTTTAAATAACACATTCCATAACTTCTTTTATCTGCCTTGCAAGCTTCCCAGAATATAAAGAATAATCTATTTGCTTCTCTAAAATCTGGAGCTCCAACATCAATCTTACTCCACTGTAAGTACATATAGTGTGTACCTGTTATATAGGTTGGTTTACCATTATTCGTAAACCAAAACCCTTCGTCTCTTCTTTTAAACTCCTCATCTATATATCCATAATGTTTTTCTTTAAAATCATCTGGATAATCTTGCCAGTCAAATACTGTTTTAATTCTTTTAAAATCAGGATTAGATGGAAATTGTTTCCATTTCTGTTCTTCTTTCTTTTTACTACAAGAATATACTTCTTTTGGTATTTTAGGTAAAGCTATTTGTAAGTTTTGTATTTCTATAATATCACCGATCATACCTGTTTTAGATATTACAATAATATCATTTTCTTTATTATAACCGTATTCCCACTTTTTAGATTTATTTAATCTTTTTATAGTGTTTAACTTTATAGGTTCTACAACCTTACATAATGTTTGTTCGTACATCACTTAGATCTTCCTTCTGCGAATCCTTTAAAAACCTGTTTCTTATCTTCTTCTATAGGCTTTCCTTCAAGCATAGCTTCTTCTTCATGGATTCTATTTAATATCTCAAAAGCATCGAATATAGCTAGTTTTTTTGTTGCTGCAGCATTTTTTAATCTATCAGCTGATATATCTTCGTCTGAATCAACTATTTCTTCTCTAGCTACTTTAATTAACTCTTCAACCGCTTTGTGCCCAGCTTGGATTATATTCTTCTTCGTTTCCTTGATATTCATATTTAATTGTAATAAATTTATTCATTATCCTATATAATCTTTCTCCATTTATAAAATCTTCACATTGCATTCTAGGAATATAACCAACCAACTCTCCACTATTAAAAGTTCCATCTGAGTATTTAATAATACCTACTAGTGGTCTTTCATCTTCTATATTAAAAGAATCAATAGCTTTTAGTGGTTTTATAAAACTAAAACCAGGTAAAGTTTTGTATTCTTCTTTTTTATAAAGAAATATCTGATCTTTAGATATCAAATATTTATCCTCTTTCCAATAAGACCTACTATTCTTTTCTCTACCTTTAACATCGTGCCATCTTCTAAAAACGTTATGATGCACTATTACTTCATCACCCACGCTAATAGGTGATTGAAATAATAGTGGAGTAGCGATTACCTTTGCTAGTCTATTTACAAACTGATGATTATAAATTTCAGTGTTTAGTATAAGCTCTTTTTTACCAACTTTTTTATAGTTATTATATCTTTCACCTATTGGTGATACTATAAAATCTTTATAAGCTTTCATTAGTATTCTAGATTATACTCAACAGATATAGCCATATTTTTATTAAAATCCTTCCAAGGTATAACTATATCTTTTTTTCTAATATAGATAGAGTACTTATCTTCTTCTTCTATAATATCACAGATCTTATGACCACCGTAAACTTCTTGATCTACAGCGTAGTGCATAGAATCGTTTTTATAGTCTTTACCTATTGTGATTTTTCTTATAATATTATTTTTCATTATCTAAAAAAGTATCTCTCCCGTTATTAGGCCAATTAATAGTTCCATCTTCTAAATTAACATCAAAAGTTCCATACTCTTTTTGAAGTTTCATTTGTAGTTCGGCAATTAAATCTTGAGTTACTTTAAACTCAGCAAGCTGCATATGCTTTTGAGTTTCTATTTTACCTATATTAAATTGTAAACCATTTAACTTGTTAACAGTTTGTTGTATTTCTTTTAAATGCTCTTCAGATATTTTTTTAACTCTATCTTTTACATCTAATACTTTTTCTTTATTTTTTCCCATTTTATTTAATTTTATTTAATTTATAATTATATTAATATTCAACTCCAATATTAAGTACTATCGGGTTAAGATGAACTAGTTGTTCTTGGTGGTCAATTATTCCACTAATATTTTTTATCGTCATAGTTGTAGCGCTATCAACAGAAACAACATCAGCTGTCCGAGCATTAGAACCTTCGGTTATCAATACATCTCCAGGTGCAAAAACATCTCGAGGATCTGTTCCTGATGTTGTGATTTGAACTGGATCCGTTGAAGCTGCTTGATGACCAGGTTGATTTAAATCTACATCTGTACCAAAATCAAAAGCACCATTGGCTATAGCTGCTACAAAAAAAGTATCATAACCTAAGGGCGCAGATGTGTCTTGTACAACTGAACCATCTATAAGTTCACCATTCCACACTACTCCATCACTATTTGCTAACATTACGCTGGGTTGAAAATTACGACCACCCATTTGACCATTTGAATTAAAAACAGAATAAGCTATTAAATGGTCTCCATCTGTTATTAAACTTTCATCTAAATTAATTGCACCTAATAAGTAAGGTCTTAACTTTGTTGCAAAAAAAGCAGTCATAGCACTATGCGCTGTTCTAAAAGGAGATGGACCGAAACCATCTATCGTTCTAGCAAAATACAATATCATATCGTGACTATTACCAGCAGCACTATTAGTACCCATAATTGTTCCTGATATATTAGATATTCTACACACCCCTTTTGGAAGATGAAATTCCTTCCAGTCAAAAAGAATATCATTGTCACTAAAAGCTGTTCCTATACTAGCACCAGTGTTAAATCCTGGTTTAACTTCTGCTTGAAAATATTTAGAAAAATGTAAACTCATGTTTAAGTTTTATTCTTCTGATGATAATATAAACTGTACAGGGTGTATATTATATAGATCTTTATTTACAGCACTAACGCTAGCACAATTTTCTGCTAATACAATATTTGTATCATCTGTAACACTTTTAACAGTACCAATAACTAAATCATCTTCATCGTGTAACACATCTCCAGGAGCAAAGTTTACTAAAGCGCCTGTAGTTTTAACTACTAATGCTGTAGTGTTAGTAGCTGTTTCAGTGCCAACTTGTACTGTTGATCTAAAATCAAAAGCACCTTTTGTTATAGCTGCCATATATAAATCTTGTCCCACTGGTATGTTCAAACCTGAAACTGTTACTAAATTTAAAACATCTAAATCTCCATCATTAAAAGCGTATGCAGCTTCAGATACATCAAAAAATAATCTACCTGTTAAATTATTTTTCCATTGGTATAAACTTACACCAGCATTAACAGTGCCTAAACTTGGTGGTGCTTGATCAACACTTATACCTGTGTTAGTCTCTTTAATACCACTGGTAGCAAATAGTAATTCAAAATCATACATAGTTTGATCTGCACCGTTTGTGCCTCTAACTATAGCTGTTATACCATTTATTTCACCACCTTTAAAGCCGTCAACTTTGTGCCAATCAAATAGTATATCCTCATCTGCAAATGCAGCTGTTTGTATGCTAGCGGCTATTGTTGGTATTACTTTTGTAAAATGTTTTGCCATAATTTTTTATTTATTATTTTGTTGTTCTTGATTCTTTTTTGACGATCCGCCGAAAAAGAAATCGACTACCGTATTAACTTTTGCGCTCATTGCGCCAAATATTGTAGAGATAAAACTTATCTCAAATTCCCCCATGTTTATATCTCCTACCACGAAGAATCTAAACATCATAAAGCTTAATCCAAAGTACGCAACAGTAAATAACGTTGCAAGTATCTTTTGAATAATCGCATCGTCTTTGTACATATCCCTAGCGCTCTTTCTGTCTTCGACTTCTTGCTTAAAGGCTTCTTGTTCTGCTTCAAGTAGTAAGCGCTTAAGAGCAAGCTTTGCTTCATCTCTTTCTTTGTCCGTTGTAATAACCTTGTCAAGTATTCCTTCTGCATTTTCTACTACTGTGCTGAATAAGCCACCTACTAAATTCTTTATCATCTTTCATTATCTTTTATCATATCATCGATAGACTTATTCATGACCTTATCGGTATATGATTTATTATTAAAAAAAATACTCTTCTCTGATGTTGGTATATCCTCTTCACCTAAGAGTATTCTATAAATTCTACTTATTAAGTGCGAACACTTAAAGGAGGTTTTGAATACAGAGTATTTGATGGTTGTTCTATTTCTGTGTCTCCACGTTTCTATCCAACCATTCCTCCTTAATTTCTCCCAACGGTTCTTATCCCAACTCATTGTGTAAGTACCGTCGATAAATTCATTTCTTGTAAAACGCCCCTTGCAATCTAAATATATTAAGAGTTCAAGGTCTGCGTCTGTTAACCCGTAAGTTTTACAGGCCCATTTTCTAACGAGCCTGTAATACTTAAGGATTTGTAAATCACGTAAATCGTGACTTGTTAATCTCATCTATTATGATAATGCAGCAGCAATAGTAATTGCTCCACAAGATGTAATATCAGAAACTAAAGTTTTTGCTGCTACAGTTTCATCTGCTCCAGCCGTTGACGTTAAGTATGTAGTTGTAACGTCGTCAGCGACAACAATAAATCCATCATTATGTGGGTAACCATTAGCAGCTTGAACTAATGCTCGCATAACCTCTTCTGCTTTACCTTGAGTTATATTTATAACAACGGTATCAGCAATAACAACTTCGTTGTCACCATCTGAAGATGTGTTATATACACTATCAAAAGAGATAGTTATAGCTGTATCCGAACTAGGATTCATTGATCTAATTTGTCTAACTGGTAAACATAGTGAATCATCGATACCATCATCCGCATCTTGATCAGCTTGTGTTCTGAAATAAAAATATCTGTCCATTTTTCAATTTTTTTATAATTAATAATTTTAAGAATTAGCTCCTGCTATAGTTATAGCACCAACACTAGTAATATTAGGATGTATATATACAGCATCTCTTGTGCTAGCATCAAAATCTGTAGTAGTATCATCTGCCACAACAATCCAACCATCATCGTGTGGTCCTCCATTTATAGCTTGAATGATTCTAGCTGCAACTTCTTTGTGTCTATGAGTTGTTACATTTAACACTATACTATCTTTTAAAACTAACTCATCGTCTCCAGATGTAAACATATTGTTTACACTTTCAAACCAAATAGTTAGAGCAGAATCAGATGAAGGCGCTATTGCAACTATTCTACTTGCTGGTAGAGCAATCGATCTCGCAGCGTCATCATCATCATCTTCGTCAGCTTCTGTTCTAATGTACAAATACTTTTCGTATGAATTTTTCATGTTAACTTATTTTATGTGATTAATAACTAATTGTTTTAGATTCCAAGTTTCTTGTTTATGGTTTACAGTTTATGTATAATCTACTTTAATAGATATTACATGCTTTTTATAAATAGTAACTATTCTACTAGCACTATATCCCTCATACGTATAACTCTATATAGTTCATCGTTATAAGCTATATCATGTCCAGCTACAGCATCGTAATATATAACATCACCTTCTTTTACTATTTCAACCATATTACCAACAGATACTATGTTTGCTTTTCTATATCTATTTGTCTCGTCTGTTTCTTCTGTTAGAATTAAACCACTAACTTTTTTTGGACCTTCCTTTATTATATCCACTATAACGTAGTCATTAATTGCTCGCATTTTCTAATCTTATATTTGAAATTACACAATCTGCTGACATAACAGTTAAGGCTACACTTACAGCATTTTTAAGTGCAGATTTAGTTACAAGTACTGGATCAATAATACCTTCTTTAACCATGTTAGGAAAAGTATTATTAACAACATTACAACCATAACCTTCTTTTAAATTACTTGGATTCATCATTAATCCAGCATTATTCATTATAGTTTCATATGGAGATGTTAAGGCATTTAACAATACCTTACCGGCTGGTCCGGTCGAAATTTTTTGAGAAGCATTGAGAAGAGCAACACCACCACCTGGGACGATACCTTCTTGTAATGCCGCTTTCGTAGCGTAGATTGCATCTTCAACTCTATCTTTCTTCTCTTTTAATTCTACTTTAGAACCAGCACCTACCTTAATTATACCAACACTACCAGATAACATAGCTAATCTATCCTCTAATTTCTTTTTAATAAAACCATTCTTCTCATTAGCTAGCTTTTTATTTAACTCATCTATTCTACCTTCAATACCTTCAGTCATTCCTTCTAAAGTTAAAACAGTATTTTTATCATTAGTCACAGAAAACTCAGCTTCACCTAAATGCTCTGGCTTCATAAGATCTAAATCATCTCCTAGTTCTTCGTTTAATACTGTTGCCCCGGTTAATATAGCTAAATCTTCTAATGCATCTTTTCTCGTTGGTCCAAATCCAGGAGTATCAATTATATTTATTTTGATATTACCCTTAACTTTGTTCATTAATAAAGCTGATTTTACAGATTGAGCTACTGGGGCTACTATAAGTAAAGATCTATTATTTTTAATAACATGTTCTAGTATAGATTGTATTTTTCTAATGTTCGGTATCTCTGAAGCTACTGTTAGTACTAGTGGATTATCTAATTCACATATATACTTTTCGGTATTAGTTACAAAATGTGGTGATGTTAATCCACAATCAACTTGTACACCATCTACTACTTCAACGTAGGTATCTTCAGTTGGTGATTCTTCCATTAACACTACACCTTGCTTACCTACTTTATCATATGCTTCAGCTATAATAGCACCAAGCTCTTCATCGTTATTACATGATATAGAGCTAACGGATTTAAGCATATCACCTTCTACATCTATTGATATGTTATTTAAGTAGCTAATGACACTATCTAGTGTTTCATTTACTCCATCTTTAATTTCTCTGATTGTAAGACCATCTGCGACCGCAGTGTCTATTTGCTTGATTAATGCTTCAGCTAAAACTGTAGCAGTTGTTGTGCCATCACCAGCTTCTTTAACTGTATTTTTAGCAGCTTCTTTTATTAGGGTTGCACCCATGTTCTCAACCGGATCTAACAAGACTACGCTCTCTGCAACGGTTACACCATCTTTTGTTATGACCGGTTTGCCACGACCGTCTTCGTAGATAACACATTTACCTGACGCTCCCAATGTGGATTTAACGGCTTGGGCTAATTTATTTACTCCGTTTATTACTTTGTCTTTGGCTTCACCTCCAAACGCGAGGTCCTTCACCAATTCACTTGGTAAGTTATATTCCATAATATATTTTATTTTATTTAATTAAATTAATTGTAGATTTAAAGTTCTACTTCTTTTCAGCTTTTATAGCTTCTGCTTCCCATGGATGGTTAGGGTGACCTTCCGGCCACCTACCATTTGGTCCATCTATAACATCAACCCCATCTTCTTTTTTCCTAAAATAGATCTTATCTTCCCACATGACCCAATTATCTCCATAATCAGCTCTACCTTCTTCCATCTGCTTTATATGAGCCATCTCATGTTTAACAACTCTATTAAACAACTTGCTGTTAGGTTTAATTCCTGGTTGCATAGATATAGTACCATCATTATTAGCTTCTGCTATAGTATCTTTATCTAGTGGTGTTGAAATTAAATCAACATTACCAGAATGCTTAAAACCTCTCCTCTCATTTCCAAGTTTAAAAGCCATATTATTTGTCTTTAAACTTATCGTATATTGCTTTACCGGCTTTATAAATTCTACCAGTTTTACCTCCTCCGAAAGGAACTTTAAGTTTTTTAACATTTGGATTACTAGTAAACATTTTCCCTATTAATGATTTATCATCATAATTTGTACGTTCTTCAATATCTTTAGTCGCGTATTCTCCATTTAATTCATATGGAGTAGAATACTTTTTACCCATATCATATGGAGATTCCGATCTTTTATCAGCAAATATTTTACTAAATCCTTTTTTAGGTGGGTTGAAATAAGGCATATTGTTTATTATTTAAAAGTTTTGACCACTTTTGGTCCTTTGATATATTCTAATTTTTTGGAAAAATGCTCAACACTACCCTCGATCGCAGCTTCAGCTCCTTCTAATGTTTCTCTTCTAGTAACATCCACCCATCTTTCTTCATCGTTTGAGTCATTTACCTCTGTTTGGTAATACCCATTTGGTAGTTGTGTTATTCTCCAGTTCTTTTTAGTAGCTAAATGTTTCCATTGCTCTATTGTTTTCTCTGAAATTTTCGGTTCTGTAGTACTCGTAGTACTTTTATAGTATAAATAAGTCATTGGTTTTGTTTTTATTGGTTATTAATTTGTTTTTTAGTATTTTCGGTTATCAATTCTTGCTCCTCTATACTGTCCAGCAGCAGATTTATAATGATCTGGAGTGCTCCAGTTAAGGTCTTTGGTTGATTCACCGGTATTAATATCGTTAGTAATGTTTATATTAATCGATATTGTCTCATTTTGTTTATTATTATTAAGTTTCTTACTCTTAACTTTCTTTTTTACTGCGGCTTTTACTTTCTTCTTTACTTTCTTTTCTAACCCCTTCTTCATAAGAGCTAACTTCTTTTTTCTAAGCTCCTCTTTAGTGAGACGTTTCTTTTTCCTCTTTATCCTACTTCTTTTTAATTTAAAAGCCATATATATTATCCTTTTGTCCAGTAAGCATACTCAGCAATAACAGTATTAGCCGATGCTTCTAGTTGTATTATACCAGCTGATTCCGCGTGATGTGGTAAGAAACAGAATTCATCTGTTGCTAGATCAATAACTCTAGCACCATCACCTGTCTCTACTTTTACTGTAGCTGTAGTCGCTGCATCACTAGCATCTAACCCCGTATTCTTAATATATAAATACCTTGTAGCATCTACGCTGGGTAATATTATATTATCACCTCCCGTAGTTGTACATGCTATTCTAGATACTCCAACCATTGGATCAGTTACCGTTAATGTATCCGTTACAGATAATGCTAATGAAGCATCTTCACTTACACCACTTGATCCAGCAGTACTAGTTAATGTTAATGTCGGTTTTAATGTAGCCATATTGTATCTATATTTTTATTATGCTGTTCCTGTTCTTACAAATACCCAGTATTCTAAAGCATTTGTCGAACTACCATTTGCATCTTCGTATATATCCTGTGAACAATCCCATGGAAACCATGCGAATTCTTGTGGTTGTAACGTAAATAATCTATCAGCTTCATCATCTGATGATAAATTTTCATTTGCTACACCTATCATTATGTTTCTTCCAGATCCAGCTGCCGTTACATTCTTAACATATACAAATGCTCCGTCTGTACCTGCTTCTGCAGTAGCTGAAAAGTCACTAGCATCTAATAAGATACCGTGAGTACCATCAACATCTTTGATTTCTGTTTTCACTTGATCCACCGATAAAGCGTCTGTTACTGATAATTGTAACGCAAAGCTAAGTGGTCCAGGCGTAGAAGCAGAACTAGAGTTTGCTGTTATTGTTAATGAAGGGTTTATTGTTGCCATATTTCTTTTTTAAATATTAATTTTCCTATATTGAAGATAATTACACGGAAGTAAGTATATTTACTATTTTCCCATATTATAAATATAGGAGTATTGTGTTCCCCCCT